AGACCGATTACAGTTTTTGACTGTGTTTTCATGGCGTCATTAAACTGACCACCTGCAGATGTTGCTGTCTTCATAGCATCCGCTACCATATCAAAAGTGATTTGACCTTTTGCCATTTCATCCTTCAACTGCGCCATACTCTTTCCGGTCTTCTTAGATATGATAGTAAGCGGGTTAAAGCCTGCATTAATCATCTGTAGTAAATCTTGCCCCATTAGACGACCCTGTGACTTAACCTGGCCAAATACCAGAGCCAACGCCGAGAACTTCTCCTTGTTACCAAGGGATATATCTCCAAGCATTTTTAGGTCGCCTTCTATCAGATTGACATTCTCTCCAAAAGCAAGGAGCGTTTGGGATGCATTAGCCAAATCTGTCATTTCAAAGGGTGTTTCTGCAGCGAACTTTTTAAGCATTTGCATATGCTTTGTAGCTTCCTTCGTGTTACCCAGCATGGTCTTAAATGACTGATAGTATTGTTCCATCTGTGCATTGTATTTAACTCCGGATACCATAGCAGCTGTAATAGCTGTTCCCATAGCTATAGCTCCGCGTTTTGCATATTTTGCAAGCTGATCTGTAAGCTTGCCTCCCATGCCACCTATCTTTTTAGCGCCCTTATTAAAGCCACCTGAGTCGAGCTTTGTATTGAACATCAGATATCCTGCATATTCTTGAGCCATAACTAACCATTCCCTTCTTTAAGTAATTTATTGAACCTATCTACAGCGTTTTGTTCCTCTTTTGACCTTTGAACTTTAAGCTCTGCAATATCTGCATTTTCCGCCCACCAATCAATATCACTTTCTGTTTGCTTACCCTTTTGTTTCAGTAAACGTTGAGATACTATCGTTGTGAAACTGGATTCGCCAACTTCTGAAAAGGCCGATAGAAAGTCCCACCAATGAAAAAAGGCTTTCCCACGAACGGAAAAACCCACAGTTTTATCTACTGCCGCTATTATGAATCTCAAATCCTGATTCCATGAGTATAGTCTTCTTTGACTGCCGGCAGAAGATGTTTGATTCAGCTCGCCGCCATTTAGGAACCACACTGTTTTCTCCAGTGCTTCCTGTAAGTAAACTCCTGGAATTACTGCATCTCTGAAAACTACCCGCATTGCTATAAAAAGCTTTTCACTATCTGTCAGTTCAGGATCTTCAAACATCTGCATCAAGCGGATACCAGCTCTATAATCACTCTTGATGGAATATTCCTTTTCTCCTAGCTTAATGCTATTCGGCAGAGTCAACATTCTCTTCTTCTGCCTCTTCAGTAGCATCAATTACTTCTTCTGTAGGCAGCTCCTTTTCATCTGTAGGTAAGTCCTCTACTATTTCAGAACAAACCTTGTCGATTCTATCGGATCTAGTTTGAATTTCCTTCTCAAAGATAGGATACAAAGCCATGAGCATTGCTATCATGATATATTCCCCATCACTATTAATGGCAACGGAGGATGTGTCTCCAAAAACAATTTGAGCCTGTCCTTCACCAAAAATACTATCAAAAGCACCTCTGAACCAACTGTCTATATCATCCATAAGGTCTGCAGTTTGAGATGTAAATTCAGCTTCAGTAATATCTCCTGACTCCTCAATACCTTCTGCCCTCTTTGAAAAATCTTTCATCTTTTCTTCCGCTTCATCAACCAGTCTCAAAAAGCCTTTAAGTACTTTCTGATCTGTAGGATTAAACGAAAACTTCCGAGATGGATCACCCTGCACATACAGGGTGATTGTCCCGGTATCAAAATTCAAATTTGTACCAGCCATGACCTATTATCCTTTCTTATCCTTATAGAGTCTTTGTGAATTTCTTTGTAGTAGGGTTGAACTTACCCTTCTCATTCACATTCGTATAGTGTAGCTCGTAAGGAATCTGGAAAGCATCTGTGTTGCCTCCAAGAGACTTAACCTCTACGATTACACCCTTCTTGATTGCTGGATATTCAGATGATTCTGGTTCAGCAAATAGGTCTACGTCTATTACGTGTGTCTCACAGTCACCGTGTGTCTTGAGACCATCAGCAATTCCTTTTAGAAATGCAAATGTCTTTGTCCCCTTATCCGCCTTATATGGCGAAACAGACATACTTGGAGAATAACCATCCACTGCAGTACTGTTCTTACCAAGAACATTTTTTGTCTTGCTGACATTGGCATTGAGCTCTTCAGTCAATGTATCGTTATCTTCTCCAATTGCCTCGTATTCATAGTTAGTCCCACCTGCATCCGGAATTCCTAAAAATGTCTGCCATAGTTCTCTTTTAATTACATTGCTCATATTGTCCTCCTATTTTCTCTTCTTGATTGTTAGTATTAACTCTACTTGATATACACCTGCACCACTTTCCTCGATGTCATACAGCATATGATTAGATGGAACTAGATTGACCGCTTCATACTTACCAGGTAATTCAGGTAGGATTCCTTCATCAATCTTTGTTTCGATCCATTCCGAAAAAGACTCCAAAAAGTCATACATATCTTCTCTCGCAGAATTATCTACGGCCAAATCCTTTGCGAAAAAGATATATGAATTTTCATAGGTCTTATTCCCAAGAACATCCGTTCTCGTTCTAGAATTCCCTGTTGGTGCAAGTGCGGAAATTCCACCCCTTACACCTCTCTTTCCTGGTGTATAGTCCGTTTCCATCTCTGACATATTTATAAGCTGCATTCCGTCATACTTGGCTAAATAATCTTGTACGCTTTTAATTATACTCATCAGTTTTATCCCCTCGTTATTGCAGCAGCTCCAGATAGTATGCTATGTAGATGTTGCCTCTTCATACGCTCAAACCACTTGGGACCTCTCCTAGGTGCTCCGTGATACTGCATATTACGGTTTGTAAGCTTCTTAGGTGCTTTCCCAACCATCAGCCTGCCATAATAGTGATATCTAGCATATGGTGCGTTATACACTACTTCACCTTCACCTGGTACAGTTCCTAGTATTCCGGACTTATCTAGCATACCTGAGCGAAATGGAACCATCGGACTGCACAACCTAATTACTTCATGGTCAATAAACTTTTGAGCCTTATCAAAGCTTTTGCCCCATTGATTTCCAAATCCTGGATTCCACTTTAGCTCCGCAGTGCCATCCTTTGTTACAACAATGCACCCCCGTGGTGTTTCTATTTTGTTCGTCATCTTGCCACCACCACTATATGCTTTTGCCCATCGCCAAAATCAAAATTTTCAGCCGATGTGACAAGAAATGCGTCCTTGTAATATAAGATATCATTTGCCTTATTTATGGCTGTTACAGGTGAAATTCCATCGTATATGATGTCACCTTTTTCTATGATTACATCATTGATAGATGAAAGTGGTATATATGCAATCAGTTTAGATGCAGCTTCAACACCGTGCTTTCTGATTGTTTCTCCCTCAATCTTCTCTACATGCACATCATTTACCACTCTAGTTAGCCACTTATTATCTTCCACCTTGTGATAAATCGTTACAGTCTGTGTGAACATATTCACGCCCACTCAACTCCCTTCCGATATTCGGATAAATAAAGCATGGCTGCATTAAGTAGTCTATCTTTATCAGATACACTATTCACGCTGTAGTGTTTTGACCACGATCCTACAGTCTGACTTTCCAATACGCCCTGATCTACGGTCTGCTTTGCCTCTGCAACAGCGCATATACCATGCTTATAATCATCTGCTTCAACACTAAATCCTACGAAATGCTTTCGAATATAAGCACTGGCGAAAGCTTCACGCCCCCGCCAGTCTTCCTCGGATATGGCCTTGCCGCAGAATTCGTCCGTGTAAAACTTATATTCAACCATAAAGGCCTCCTTGCTTATCCAAGCACTCTTGTCGCAAGTTCAGGATAAATTGCTGTGTAACCGTAGAGTACATCCATCGACAGCATCTCCTTCTTCTTCTCCATGTTGTAACCTCTTACTACACGAAGAGATATTCCGTTGTAGCTAGTTACGTAACTTTCAACTCCTGCTGGTGCCTGAAGTGGTCTTGTTACATACGCAAAAGCCATAGGGTTAAATGCAAGGTTTGCAGTATGGCTCTTAAGCACTTCAACCTGTACGCCTGCATTAGCTGTAATCTCTGGAGCTACATTAACGCGAATATCAGTCCCTGAAGCTGAAGTATCCTCTGTAACAGCATACTGCTTTCCAACAATAGTGATAATATCTCCCTTAACAAGAGTTCCTGTAAGTCCTGTTCCTGTAAGTACAACCTCGTTAGACTTTACAACCTGTGTCTTAACAGTAATGTTACCGCTAGTTACCTTGAGTGTACCTGCAGTATGTTTTCTCACAGCCTGGGACATGTAGTTATCAAGTCCCATTACTCTACCGATTGAGCCCTCTCTGAGAGCACTGGTAGAACCTGACTTCTCAGCATTAACGATTGCTGGGACAGTGGAGAATGCAGCATCAGCTTCGGTGTCCCACACTCCAACTCTTCCAGCAACTGGCACGAGCTGCTTATTAAGCTGCTTTCTTACATTTGCAAGATCCGTTAGTTCAGTTGGCGTCGTACCAGCCTTTCCTACAGCTGTAGGAATGAACTTATATAGATCTAGTCCATCGTTGTTAATCTTCTCTGCAAGAGCGGCTGCTGCTGGTTCAAGGAATAGTCTGTTTAGGTCATCTACGTTAGTAGCTCTCTGGATTGCGCTAAACTCCACATCTACTGTAGCTAGCTTATCTAGCTTAACCTCTACAGATTCCTCATCGATTCCCTGTGGCTTAACACCCTGTGACTCATTGAATTCCTCTGCAATGAGTTTTACAGGCTTTTTAACCTGAATCTTTGTTCCAAGTCCTGGTACAAATTCATTTGAGAAATCTCTGTGCACTAGGTTCGGGAACACTAGATTGTTCACTAGTCTAGGCAGTGTCTGTCTTGCGATATTTTTTACTTCAAGAAAATTGTTTGGCATAATTCTTACTTCCTTTCTTTTTCTTCGAGTCTTTTGTAATACTCTTCATCTGATAGTTTGTCGAGATCAGGCTCTGCTCCGCCTCCGTGATTTCCACCACTCGAGAACCCTCCTGCCCCGCCAGTTGCACCATCGTCGCCATCATCCTTTTTAAACAATGCCGGTGATGCTTCCATCATTGGCTTTAGGATGTCAGATAGACCTATAGGGTTACCCTGGCTATCAAAAGCAAACTTATCGATGCCACCATGCTTATACATGATGTAATCAGGATCCAGTGCACCTTGACCTCTTAGTGCATCCTTTAAGGCGTATTCCTTTTGTAGGTCGCTAGTCTTCTTTTTCTCTGCTGCAATATCTGCATCATACTTATCCTGCCATTCCTTGGCATCATTACGCAGCTTGTCAACATCTACGCCATCGAACTTGTCAACCTTCTCTTTCAGACCCTTGATAGTCTGATCAGCAATATCAAGTTCTTTCTGTTTGTCCTGTGCTGTCTTGTCCTGTGCTGCTTTAATATCTTTGCCATTTTCTGCCAGGATGTTTTCGACGGTATCTTTCAGCTTTTCATCAGATACTCCAGCTTCCTTCAAAACTTTCTCGATCTCTTCTCTTTTCATTGTGTCCTCCATTCTTTTATCCGCTACGCCATCTTTTACGGCAGGCGACGCCGATGCGGCTCACATTTTACGCCGATGAGCAGGCGAGTAATAAAATTCCGTCAGTTTTACGCCTTGACTGGGCGAATATAAAAAACAGAGGTGTGCACCCTCTGCAATT